TTCTGCTGGAACCACTGGTGACAGATGGCGCATTCGTACTCCCATTTCTGCTGCTTCACTGGCCCGACGTAGGGCCTGCGCCCTGCGTTTCTGGCTTGGTAGTTTGGAGGCCAACGAACGAAGGCACGCCTTAAGGCGCTTCTTAAAAAGGACCAGTAGCGTGCCTCCGTCCATTGTCTACCTGCTCGCGTCAGTTCTGGCTTTGGCTTTGGCATTCTTCCTCTCAACGTACCACAGGAGGATGCCGTCACGGTCGTGAGGCATACCCTCGTAACGCTCAAGGCGGCGCTTAATCATAGACGCCGTAGTGCAGGAGATGTCGAAGCGATGGGACGCCTCCTTCAGGTGGATGCCCTCGTCCAGCGCCTTGCTCACCTGATAGAGAAGCTCGGGCTTCTCAATCTGGTTGCGGGATGGCTCCTTCTTGGACTTCACGACGACATCAGGAATCTCATCCCACTTCCAGCCCTTCGTATGCTTGGCTAGGATGTGGCGGATTGAGGTCATCGTCTCCGACACATCATATCCTAGGCTCATACCTCATCTCCTCTCGCGGGGCGCAGCCCCTTCTGAATCCAACTCAGGCAATGGAGGTAGCCGTGAGCGTCGATGAGGTTGTCGTCCTTCTGGCGGTGGCTGTCCCGGCGCAGCTTGAGGGCCACCATCATACGGGCCACATCCTCGGCGGTGATGCTTTGGTGCAGCTTTGCGTTGATGAGGCCGGACCACATCATAGCAATGCCCTCAAAGTCTTCGCGGGGATTGCCGTAGGCTTCGTTGCGGTCGCCAAGGATGAGGTCTAACGAGGCCTCAGAGAAGTTGGGTGAGGTGTTCATACAGGTGCGTAGGGAAGGAGCTTGGTGATGGGCCGGTCGAACATCATCCCGCAACGGCCCGTGCCGTCGCTGCGACCCTTCGCTTGGATGGCGTCCACGTAGATGAAACGCAGGTCGTTGTCGGTGATGGTTTGCATCGTGCCGTCAGGCCTATGGTCGGGGGCGTTGAGGAAGATGACGCGGTCGGCGTCCTGTTCCAAGTTGCCACTCTCCCGCAGGTCGGACAGGCGGGGCTCACGGTTCTCGCGCTCCACGCTGCGCCCTAGCTGGGCAAGCAGGATGACGGGGACGGACAGCTCGATGGCTAGGTCCTTCATCGCCATCGTGAAGCGGCCAAGGGCCATATCGCGGGTTTCCCCGCGCTCCTGCTGGGCGTCATACCGCTGGAGGTAGTCCACGCAGATCGCCTTGGGCTTGCTCACCTGAGCAAAAGCCTTGGCCCGCGTCACGATGTGCGACAGGGTGCGGTCTTGGTCATACACCGCCACCTGTAGATTGCGCACCTTGGCCAGCTCCTGCTTGAACGTCTCAAGGTAGGAGTGGGAAAGGCGCCCCGACAGGATGTCCCTGTACGAAATGCCGCACTCGGTCTGAGCAAACAGCGGGGCCATCTGCTTGGTGGGCATCTCGCGGGAGAACAGGAGCACCTTGCCATCCCGTGCCCAGTGCTGGGCAATCTGGCGGCAGCAGCTACTTTTCCCCATCCCGGGACGAGCCGAAATGATGATGAGTTCTCCCGGCTTGGCTAGGCCGAAGCGTCGGTCCCAGTCGGGCCAAGGGAAGCTCATCCCAATGTCCTTGTCCGTGTAGGTGCCAGCCTGCACCCGCTCCACCAGTTGGATGGCGGAGTCGGCAGCATCAGCCAGCGTCTCCTGCTTCTGGCCCTCGTGATGCTTGGTGATGAGGTTGTTCACCTCCATCACGAAGCCCTCGACGCTGCCGCTATGGGCAAGCGTCTTCTCGGCCATACGGGAGCAGGTGGCGTGAAGCTCACGCATCACGTAGTGCTGCCGGATGACATCGATCCAGTGACTGAGCTGGGCCGTGGTGCACGCAGCCTGCGTCATCTCAACCAGCCCAGCCAAGCCGCCCACTTCGTGCAGCTTGTTCACCTTCTTCAGCTCCTCCACCAGAGCGTGCAGCTCAAGCGGCTGGCTGTTCTTGTGCTGCCACTGGATGGCCCGCCAGAGGCGGCGGTGCTGCGGCAGATAGAAGCACTCCTCCTCAATCTTGCCGTCAATGGCCTTGGCCAGAGAAGCAGGCCCGTCCAGCAGGATGCAGGAGAGGACGATGCGCTCGCCCTCCTCGGAATGGGGAAGCACTACGCTCACGACGCCACCTCACTCGGATCGTAGTTGCGACGCAGACGCCACAGGGTGAGGCAGGCCTTGAACCACTCCCACGATTCGTGAAGCTGCTTATGGTCGTAGCGCACGACATCCACCCGCCCCGGCTCAGTCTTGCTGACGTAGATGTTGATGCCTACGGTTTCACCCTCGGGCAACTCGGTGCAGAAGGGCCGATACTTGGCCATAGCGTAGGCCGCAATCTGAGCGCAGTGGGACCGCTTGAAGGCAATTGGCTCGTCCTTCTCGGTCTTGCAGGTTTTGAAGTCGAGGATGCCCGGGAGCCCGCCCTCAGAGAAGGCGTAGTCCGTGGTTCCAGCGTATCCAAGGAACAGATTGGTGACGGTCACCTCCTGCTCCTCCACCTTGAGGCCACCAATCTTCAAGGTGTCCAGCGACTTGTTCGTCGCCTCCACGAGTAGCTCCATCCCAATTGGAACTTCGCCCTCCATAGCCTTGTGGAAGGCTGTGCCGAACACCTGAGCCTGCTCCATCTCCTTGTCGGCCTTCTCGCGAATGATCGCGGAATACTCCGACAGAGTCGGAGCCACGGCCAGCGGGTCACCGCTGCTGTAGCACGCTTCCAATATTTTGTTGGCCTTCCAGCGGTCCAGTTCAGGGGCCGCTGCCTCGTTGAGAACGCTGCTCACCGAAGGGAGCAGGTGCTCTAAGCGAGCGTCGCGCAGCGTGGTGCTACGAATGACGCCCGACTTGCTGATGCGGGTGTGGGACGGCTTGCCGCCGCGTGTGTACCAGTGTTCGCTCATATGTCGGAGTCAGCTTGCTACCATTTATGGCCAGCCTGCAAGAGTTTTTTCCTATTATTTTTTATCAAGATTTCCTCTTCAGCGGTGAGGTAGATGCGCTTGAGTTGTAACTCCCTCACCTGCTTTTGGATGCGTTCGTGGTGTACGTTCAGTTCAAGCTCGATGAGCTTCACTGGAGCCATAGCCATCAGCATCTGGCGGATTGCAGTCGTCTTCTCGTGTCGCGGGTGGCTCATAGATTGGTCGTTAGTAGTTTCGCTGCGCGCTGCTGCAAGATGGCCTTGTGCTCATCAGCCTTCACGTAGGCTAGGTAGTAGCCCTTGCGCTGGGCTCGCCCTGCCACCATCTTTGAGTCGATGTGCAGGTGCTGAGCGATGTGCAGTGCACGCTGGCCCTGCGCAATCATCCAGTCGATGGAGGCCATCATCTCGGGCGTGTTCAGTTTGCGGTAGCGTCGTTTGGGTTTATCAGACATCGGGATTGATTTGGTTGAGTGCCGGGATGGTGTATTGCTGTCGTATGTATTGAGCCAACTCCTCGGCGGTTTTGAAATACTCTGGGTTCTCGTACTTCAGGTAGTTACGCAGGTCCTGATCTATGTCGTGAAGCACCGACGACATAAGCTGCGCCCGGGAGGCGAGGAGAAACTCCCTCTCCTCCTCGGGCAGATTGAACTCAAGTGTGGATTTCAAGACTTGGCTTCCTTCAGTTGCAGCGCATTCCACACGTTGGGGAATTGCTTGGCGAAGATGTCTCGGATGAGGCAGGCCAAGTCACGGTGCTCCTTCTGCGTGTGTGGGGCGCACCTCTGGTCGAAGTAATGAATCCACGAACGGGCACAGCCAGTGACGTACAGGCGCGTGCGGGTGCACAAAGGCAGCACCATACGAGCAGTTTCCCTGCTCACTCCGCGAGCAACCAGCCGCCCGTACATCTCGTAGGCGTCAGCCACAATGGCATCCACCCCTCGCTGTAGGTCGGGATCGGTGATGACTTCACCGGAGGCCTGCCGGTTCTTTGGGTCCTGACGACGCAGGCCAACTGGCTCGACGGCAGAGCTGATGGCATACCGCTGGGACCACTCTTGGAATGTGAACGAGCGATGTCGGAGAAGCTGGGCGGCAATGGCTCGACTGGTCTCCACCTCGACCGTCATCGATGCCGTCTCAAACACGGACCAATGCCCGTGCCTGATGCAGTAGGCAAGGAGACGCGGAGCCGTCTCCGTATTGAGTTGGTTGGACGGATTCGACACTCTCGCGCAATACGCGATGAGGTCGTCCGCCGTGATGATGCCCTGCTGAATCAGGTCGGCGCAGGGCTGGGTGATGCTGATGAGCTTGGCGTTCACGGCTGCTCCTTTCGTGCGGCGTCGATGGCGGCGACGATGAAGTCGCGTGCCAGCTTGCGCGTCGCCTTGTAGCGCTCTT